AATGCCGGAGCTGTCGTCAACATTGCCTCTCCCGTGCTGACACTCACCATGGGCGGCACGACGATGACGCTCAGGGATGGCACTGCGGAAATCACGTCCAGCAGTTTGACCTTCAAGGGCTCGATGAATGTGACCGGCAACCTGTCTGTGGACGGAAACATTACGTCAACAGGATCCATCCACGGAACGAACATTTAAGGAGAGGCCATGGCGGTAACGGGAATGTTTGGCCGCGTGGGATTCATTGCCAGCGACTCTGCGGTTTTCACCTACAGGGACGTATCGATCAAGAAGTCGGCGCGTTTTGCAAAGCATGACGTGCTCTACAGAAAGCCGGTGCTTGAGTACATCGGACCGGAGAGCCGGACGGTGAGTTTTTCCGTGCAGGTGCATGCGTCCCTGGGCGTGCCGCCGATTCTTGCCACGCAGCTCCTGAGGAGCATGGTGGACGGCAAGGCATACCGGCTGCAGCTGGGACCGGATTACCTGGGCAAGTTCGTCCTCGAGAGCGTTGATGAGTCGCCCAGGCATCACAACGGCCGCGGTGTTCCGCAGTTTACGGAACTCAAACTTTCACTCAAGGAGGCGTGATGGCGAGCTATGTAGTGAGCCTTGACGGCGAGGTGACGTTTGCTCCCGATGGCCTCGTTGCGGAGGTTCTGCAGAACGTGCGCACGATTCTCTCAACACGCAAGGGAACCGTGCCGCTGGACCGCGATTTCGGCATTTCCTGGGACCATGTCGACGCGCCGATGCCGATCGCAATGATGCGCCAGAAGGAAGAGATTCTTGACGCTCTGGAGCGGTACGAGCCCAGGGCGATTGTCGAGTCAATTGACTTTGACGAAACGGCCGATGCGAGCGAAGGGCTTGCGCGGCCACGGCTGAGGATTTCGATTGAGGAGACAGATCAATGACTGAGACAATCCCGCGCTGGGGGATGCCAGAGGTGGACTTTGTCGAGACGGATACGGACAAAATCAAGGCCTCGGTCATCACCGGCTACGAAAACGCATCCGGTCGGGTGCTGGCGGACGGAGACCCCGTCCGTTTATTTTTGCTGTCGATAGCGGACATCATCGTTCGCCAGCGGGCGCTCATCAACAGCGCCGCCCAGCAGAACCTTCTGACCTACGCCAAGGGCAACTATCTGGATGCGCTCGGTGCGCTTCTCAGTGTGGCCCGCCTGCCGGCGAGCGCCGCCGTGACAACGCTGCGCTTCACGCTCTCGGAAGTCCTTGGCAATGCCTACACGATTCCTGCAGGAACCGAGGTCACGAATGGTGCGGTGACGTTTGCCACCGATGAGGAGCTCACGATTGCTGCAGGCGACCTGACGGGCGACGTGGCGGCAACGTGCACGGCGACCGGCACTGCGGGCAACGGATATCTCGCCGGCCAGATCGGTGCTCTCGTTCGTCCGATGACATTTGTCGTATCGGCGCAGAACATCTCGACCACGTCCGGCGGGGCCGGCATTGAGGACGATGAGCGGTTTGCGGAACGCATCCGGCTGGCTCCCAACGCCTTTAGCGTTGCCGGTCCCTACAAGGCCTACATCTTCCACGCAAAGAGCGCCAGCTCCGCGATCGTCGATGTGTCCGTGGACTCGCCGACGCCCGGCGTAGTCGATGTCTATCCTCTGATGGCGAGCGGCCAGCTGCCCACGCAGGAGGTGCTTGACCTTGTCGATGAGCATCTCAATGACGAGACGATCCGGCCGCTCACGGATTGCGTGCGCGTCAAGGCGCCGCAGGCCGTCGAGTACCAGATCGTCGTCAAGTACTGGATCAATCGCTCTGATCTATATCGGTCCCAGCAGATCCGGGATGACGTTGAGGCGGCGGTCGAGAAGTTCCGGGTCTGGCAGTCGGCCAAGATCGCCCGGGACATCACTCCGGCCCGGCTGATCCAGTACGTGATGGAGGCGGGAGCCAGCAAGATCGATGCCGAGAGCCTTGCTCCGGCAGCGTTCGTCCAGATCGATGACGGCCAGGTGGCGCAGTGCACTGCCGTGTCGGTTTCCTATGAGGGCTACAAGGATGAGTAAGTCACTTGTCGCGCAGACGCTTTCGGAGAACATGCCTGATTCGCTTCTGCGATCGGCGGTGGCCACCCACGCAGCGAATGCGATCGATCCGGAACTGAGGGCCGTTTCTGAAGCGTCAGAGCGGCCCTTGGTGTATGCGGCCATCGATCGTCTGAACAGCCTGCAGCTTGACCATCTTGCCGTGCAGTTTGATCTGGCTCCGTGGCGCGACACGTGGCCGGTTGAACTCAAGCGCCGCATCGTCCGCCAGATGGTGCCGCAAAAGGCGCGTGTCGGAACGCTCTCGGCAGTCAGGGCCGCACTGGCCTCTCTCGGTTCGGCCTCCTCCGTGCGTGAATGGTGGCAGAAGACGCCGAAAGGCGAGCCGCACACGTTCGAAGTGGTTGCCACGCTGCCGGAAGTTGCTGGGCAGCTCGATGCGCAGACGCAGGAGGATCTCTTCGCGCTGATCGATGAAGCAAAGCCTGTTCGCTCGCATTACACGTTCACGCTGGCAACCGCGATGGACGCGGGCATTTGCTTTGGCGGCGCTTTCGGCTGCGCAAGTTTTGCACGCCTCACGCAGGAAGATCGAACGATTCGCCTCACCTCTTCAAAAATGGCGCTCGCCGTTCGGCTTGCCGCCTCCGGGAGAGTCTCGGCATGAACAGATACGACTTTGAAATTTGCCAGGGGTCTGACTTGCGGTTTCAGATCGCAATCAAGACGGTTGCCCAGAACGGAAGGAAAGAGCCGTTCAGCTGCGTCGATTGCAGGGCCGCAATGCAGATCAAAACATCGCCCTATACGTCCGGGGCGGTGGACACGCTGACAACGGAAAACGGACGGATCAAGTGCACCGAGGAAGGAAACCTTGAGCTGTCGTTCACCAACGCCGCAACGGAGCAATACCCGCCAGGCAACCTGGTCTACGACATCAGGCTCACGAACCACGCAGGCGAAGTGAGAAAGATTCTTCACGGTCGCATCCATGTCATCGCGGAGGTGACACGTGGCGTTTTCTCGTGAGTCATATCGTGACGGATGCCGCCCACGCAGCGAGCCGCCGCACGAACCTAAAACTGTCATTGAGATTTTGATCCCGGGACCTCGGGGGCTTGCCGCTCCGGAAAAGCCTTTTGAGCAGGACCCGGTCGAAGTCTATTTACAAGCAAGAGGAGCTAAACCAAATGACAACTCAGACGAATGAACAAAGAATCACAGCGCTTGCCCAGGTGATCGGTACCGATGTCAAGGGCATTCTTGCCAACATTGGCGATCTGTCTGCGCTGACCACAACCCAGAAGGCCTCTCTGGTGCTCGCCATGAACGAGTTGAAGGCCGCCATCGATGCCGTCGATCTCTCTGATTTGATCGATGACAGCGCAACGGCCAACAGCATGACCTGGTCCAGCACCAAGATCTCGAACGCCATCAGCGCAGCTGTCTCCGCCCTGGTCAATTCCGCTCCCGAGGCGATGGATACCCTCAAGGAACTGGCCGATGCCATCAGCAACAACCAGAGCGCGATCGGGGCGCTTCAGACGATCGCCGGCAAGCATGTTCGTTACGATGAGGCGCAGACTCTTACGGATGCGCAGCAGACCCAGGCTCGTAGCAACATCGCTGCAGCCGCTGCTTCCGATGTCGGGACGCTTTCCAGCCTTGCCACCACCGAGAAGGGATCTCTGGTCGGCGCAGTGAACGAGGTTCGCGGCATTGCAGAAACCAATAAGACCGCGATTGGCACGCTTTCCAGTCTTGCTACGTCCGCCAAGGGCAGTCTTGTTGCTGCAGTGAACGAAGTCAATACCGCTGCTGGCAATGCCGCTACTGCCGCCGCCACCGCTGATGGCAAGGCTGTCGCTGCGCAGAATGATGTTGACGCCCTCGAGACTGCTCTCGGTACGATCGACACGGACTACGCGGCCATTTACACCGCTGCTCGCAAAGGAACTTCCTCCTAAGAGGTGACGCATGGATCTGAGCTCAAGACTCATCGCTCTTGTCCGGGCTATTGCTCTGGACATGATCGCCGGTGACATTGAGCTCGCTGGTGCTCTCGCTCTCAAGGCGCCGTTGGCGTCGCCGGCATTAACCGGATCGCCAACAGCGCCGACTCCTGCAGCAGGAGACTCTTCGACGAAGTTGGCGACAACGGCATTTGTACAAACAGCAGTGCAGACGTTGAAAAGAGAAGGCACCGCAGCTCGAATTACCGGCTGGTAAAAGTTAACAAGGAAACAAGAATGGCAAACATCATCATTACCGATGTCGGCTTGGCCGCGCTCATTGACGCGCAGCAATCAGGAACGAACGCTCTCAAACTGTCGAAGGTTCAGTTCGGCACGGGCATCTATACGCCGGCGAAAAGCCGCACGGCGCTGCTCAATCCAATCAAGACCTTGACGACGATCGCTGGCGGGGCCGTTGGCGACAATGTGATCCATGTGATGGCGAATGACGACTCAAGCGATGCCTACACTGTCTACGAAGTCGGCGTTTTCACGGAAGACGACATTCTTTTTGCGGTCTACTCGCAGAGTACGCCTATCCTCCAGAAGGCGGCAGGATCGCAGGCGTTGCTTGCCCTTGACTTCCCGGTCGTTGCGGCTTCCGATGGTGACATTGTTGTCGAGGGGACTGGAACATTCACGAATCCTCCCGGTACGACTACGACGGCTGGTGTCGTGCGGCTGGCTACTGTTGCGGAGACGCAAAGCGGAGAGTCTGGGCTACTTGCGGCGACGCCGCTTGGCGTAAAGTCTGCCGTGCAGAATGCTGTGCCTATTGGGAGCGGACTGGCCTTTTTTGGAAATGTTGTGCCTCCTGGCTATCTGCTCTGCAACGGCGCGGCAGTTTCGCGCACGGTCTATGCGGCCTTGTTCGCTGCTATCGGAACTCTGTACGGTGCCGGCGACGGCGCCACGACCTTCAATCTTCCGAATTGCGATGGACGAGTTTTGCAGGGAACAACTGACCTTACGAAGGTGGGTGTCGCTCTCGATAGCCAGTTACCGAACATCTCCGGTACTGCTTTTCCGCACATTGACGAGGGTGGTTTGTGTTGGACAACTAATTTTGCTGGTGCTCTCAAATCGGGCAACGAGCAGGCAACAATTATTTATGGCCAGCGCGGTAGTGTGCTTACGCAACGAAGTGCTGGTCTTTATTTGAATGCGTCTTTTTCTTCATCTGTTTATGGCTCGTATTCTCGCGTCCAATCTCCCGCAATTCAAGTCCTTACTGCGATTCGCTACATGTAACGGATGGCGATAAGACTCTGAATCGCAGGGTTCTGAACTCTAGTATTCGCGCCGTAAATAGCGTTGGAATTGGAGGCATTGAATCTCGCAACAATCTCTTCTACATTGCCTGAGCCAAGCCCTAGTTTTGCTCTTTCCGTACCTTTTTCGCAGTCGAAAGCTCCTCTACCATAAATGATTACGTCATACTCAGCCGATCTGACATACAAAGAACCAGAAATGTTCGGACGCTAATTACAACGTCCGAACATAACAGGAGAAGCCTATCCTTACACATATGAAA